GCTTGCCCCACTAGAAAGTAGTGAGGGTAAAAAAGGGAAAACCGTAGTGATCCCACTGGGAGATAGTTCCAACGGAAGTTGGAACCACCTACTGCGTGCAGGTCTTTCCTGTAAGCAGCCTATGGAGAGTTTGGAGCAACGTAATGTTGACTCTTTTCCCAACAAAGTGTTAAGGCCTTGGTTAGGCTTTAACGACCGCATACCCATGCCACCCAATTTTTGGGGTAACGTGGGAAAGATAGCACTTCTCCACCTCCTACGCAGGAGGTTAAAGAACTTCGCAGAAATCTGCGAAACCAACTTAGGTCGGTATAACTCATTCAGAGCGGAAATAACACTCCGCGTGACTGAAAAGAGAACTGGTGTATCACGCAGGTTCCCATTACGGAACATTGCAGACACTTTTACGACTACAGGTTTAACCCTGTAACCGTGCCAGTAATATTCGCCACAAAATATGGCAGCAGTCATTGAGATGACTGTTTTGTCACGGTTGAGTTCTGGACCGAAATGCTTGAGATTTGAAATATAGTCTGCGGGGTCTCCTCGAAAGAAGAGATCGTCACCACACAGTGCGTACCTCACGATACCACTGCGCCTTACTATGTAATGATGTAGTAAGGTACCAAACTCAAAACAACCTTTGAGACCCATAAGGAGTTTGTTAGGGGTAATAATTTTACCATTTGGCAAACTCACCGGGAGATCAAACAGATAACTGCTTAATTCCGTCAAGTCTAAAGAACTAAGACCGAATTTACACGCTTCAGGTGAAATACTGTCGGTGAATGCAGTTAAGTCAGCTGAAACACAATACTCGTTCACTTTCTTGGACATTTCTCTCTGAACAAAGCGGTGACCAGCCGCTTGATTAGTAGAGTAATCTTCCTGGATTTGGACCAAAAAGGCCCGACATCTCGAGAAGAGTCCCGTGGAGTGAACAAATGGAGTGTTGTATGGCACAATAAGCCGAAGCTTACCGGCATATTCGGTAAGTACATGGACTTTACCATAGGGTGGTTGTTTGAAACCAATCTCCCTAGGGTCATCGATCCCATAGTAGGGTAAAGTTCCGCTAATATGGAACCTGAACCACTCTGGGACCTCAATCGGTTGATCTTTCAAAGCACTAGGCTTTGATGAAAAACTGTTTAAGTCCATGAATTTAGGTTGTGCATCCAGATTCACATCAGTCTCTAGCAAGGTTGCAAGAGACAAGCCGTCCTCAAACCAAGTTTTTTCTTGCTGAGGAGGGGGTTCTACCTTAGTAGGACCATTCCAAAATTCAGACCAAATATCTGACCAAGTCATTTCGACTTCTCTTATATCTGGTTCGGGTCTTTGGAATACTCCCTTAAGGTTTGTGAATGGTTTTATCTTTGGCGCATGATCAGAGGGGAGAAGACTCCTCTCAAAGGATTTCATATCTTTAGATA